TGCAATTTCTTTTGTAACAATGTTGTATCCTCTAGAAACTTTGCCGACACCCTGCCATGCAACGTTCTTGCTTGAATGGATTGCCACCTTTTCTTCAGAATCTTCTGGCTTTGCCTTTTCAAATGAGCGTGGCTCTGGCTTTGGTACTGATGTAGTACCCATGACTCCATTTTTAACTGAGCCTAGGTGCTGTACCTCTGGCTTTGATTCTTCTGCTGGGGCTGGTGCCTCAACTGGTGTTTCTTCAACTACAGGCTCTGCAGGAACTTCTTCTGCTTTAGGTGCTTCGACAACTGGTGTCTCTGCAGAAACTTCTGCTGCTGCTTCAGCAACTTGTTCTGGTGTTGACCAGTATCCTACTGAAGTCTCTTGCTTTTCTTCTGCCTGCTCTGAAACTTTGTTATTATTTTCCATTTTGTATCCTCCTTGTTTGTATTATATCACTAAAGTATTAAGGGGGACAGGAGAGTGAACTCCCGCCCCCCATTAAAGGTACTGTTTACAGATTACTCTGCTGCAGCGTCAGCGAATGCAATTGCATCCTGCTCTTCCCACTGAATACCGAAGCGAACGAAGACTGTATATTCTACAGTGTCCTTCTTTGGCTTGTATTCACGGTTTACGGTGATGTCACGCTGGAATCCCCATACACGGTTCTGTGGGAATGTCAAATCGACATATCCTGCAGGGTAGTATGGAACTTCCTGTACATCGACACCGAGGACACGAGTTGTACGTGCTCCACCGAATGTCTGTGCTGCGCCATCAAGGTATGCCTGACGGTTTGCAGGTGTACCTGCTGGAGTACCAGCAAATGCTTCTGCAATTGCATCAGCCAAAGTACCATTGTTCTTAATGATACCCTGGAATGCGTCTGTACCAGCATAGAACTTCAAGTTAGACTTGATAGCACGATACTTACGTGGCATTGCAAGGATGATCTTCTGCATTGCATCAGTTGTCCAGTTATCGTTAGATACTGTAACTACTGCTTCGTGTGCATCTCCATCATTCTTTACATGGTTTACGAAACCATTCATGATTCCGAGGAATGATCCATCATCTGAATCTCCTGTACCATTAATTGCAAGATCTTCGATATCGTTACCGAAAGCGTTTGTCATAAGACGAACGATGTGATCTTCGAGTGCTGCACCTTCGATGTTATCTTCTAGTGCTTCTGCAGAAACTTCCCAGTCAAGACGAATCTTCTTTGTAGTCAATTCAACCTTTGAGAATGTTGCTCCTGCGTTTGTGTAGTCGCCAACTGCTTGCGCTGCTGCACGGATTACACGCTCTCCGACGTTTACCTTTTCGAGTTCCATTGTATTGGCTCTCATAGTAACACGACGGCCATCTTGGGCGAGAATGGTTGCATCCCACACGTAGTCAATAAAACGACGTGCCTGCTCTGGGCGTAGGATACCTGATCCAGCCTCACCTGAAGGGTTTACTGCGTTTGGACCTGTTGTAACTCCGTTAAGTGAAGTTGGGATATTACCCAATACACCACCATCAGTGTAGTTACCTGGTACGTTAACTCCTGCTTCTGAACCTGAAGCAAATGCGCCTTGACCCTGGTAGAGTCCTGGTGCTGTTCCGCCAAGGTTACCTGAAGTACCTGGCTGGTTCTTTTCTATATTTTGTTCCGACATATTGTCACCTCCTGTGATTTTTTCTAACTGAATAGATCGGCTGTTTTGAGGAAACTACCGCCCCATAGGGATTTTTCAACCGTTTCAGGTTGATTCTGTACTATCTCGCCGAGATCGCCAGACTTTCGGAAAGCAGTGTCTTGCTCTACAAGTTCCACTCGCTTACCAAACTCATTAAATGCATTTGTTGCTGATGCAATATCTTTTGCAACTGCTTCAAATGATTCTTTTGCTACTTCAACATCAACCTTGGTAGACTTTAAAAGTTCTACTTCTGCTTGAAGTGATTTAACAACTTCTACTAGATCGCTAAAGGCTTTATTGAGACCGTCGTTGATTTCAGCAATTGCTTCTGCAACTACTTCATCTGACTTAGGAGCCATAGGCTTCTTGTCTTCTGCTTCTTCGTCTCCTGGCTTTTCACCAGAAGCATCTGCAGCAGTTTCTTCATCAGCATGTGGCTTTGCAGCCTTTTCTGTTGAATCTTCTTCAGTTGCATCAGACTTTTTATCGCACTTGCATGCGTCCATAGCCATTCCACAATCTGGACATGTTGAAGCCTTTGTGACTTCTTCTGCTTCTACTGTTGCATCTGCTTTTACTTCTGCCTCTGGAGCGACCTCTGTGCTTTCAACTACAACTTCTGATTTTGAAACAATCTCATCTGCTGTCTTTTTTGTTGTTCTTGCCATAAGGTTTTCCTCCTTGTTCATCTTAGAAGTATTAATGCCTTTAGCACTATCAACTAAGAATTTTATCATTTCTGTTTTTTCGTTATCCGTTTTTTCAACGAAACCTATATTTTCCATTTGAGCGCCAGTTGTTGGACTTACTTCTGATTCATTTTCTGAAACCATTACAATTCCTGATTCTTTATCATAAAATACATTTTCCAAAACTGTTTCATCAGCCTTGATCACATTTACTCCGTCAACCTTTTCAACTGAAACGATATTTGCAAACTGATTTGCTGGGGAATCTACAAGACTCAACTCAACAAGATCATATTGCTTAATTACTCTAATTGTTTTATCCAACTTTTCATCATAAGCATCGTCCCACTTATTCATTCTTCCACCAATAGAGAATCCCTGAAGCGTTCCATCAAGAACCTTCTCCCAAGTATCCTGTGCACCCTTTGATACATATGCGGATACAAAAACTCCATTATAAAACTTTTTTGATTCTGGATCAAAGTACTTATCTGCTTTAAAAGAAACCATCTTGCCTACGGCTAATGGCTGGTGCATCTCACGAATATTCCCACGGAATTTTGCAAATGCATCCATTGATGCTTCTGCGGTTACGATATCATCTTGCTTATCAACATTATCTAAAGATGCAAAACCTGAAACAATACGACGCTCTTTATCCACCTTTGTAAGTGGCATGGAAAGACGAAGATTTTCTCCATCGGAGTCCCAATGGGCTTTAGTTATATTGCTCACCATTATATTATATACCACCTTTTTTTCATATCTTGAATACTGAGATCTAAGACCCTATACTCTATAATTTTTGCCCCATCCTGGAACGGCTGATCTTAAAAAAGCATTAGCCCTTTCTTCTCCCATTCCAAGCAATTGCTTAGAAATCTTAGCAGGATAGCCATCTTTATTAGCCAAATGAACAAAAAGAAGTAGTACGTAATCCTCTTCATTTTCAGATGGGAAGTCTGGTCTCCAGTGCGACTCTTCCTCGCCTCTAATAAATATTACAGAGTTAGGGGTATTTGAAAAACTTTGATTTTCAATAATAAGTGGCCAGTCGACAGTAGCGTCAAGAACTATGTCCATAACCCACTCACCAACTGCTGCGTCTTTGTGTTCTCTTAGTTGTGGGATAACGTTATCTTTAATCTGATATTTTACTATCTGATTATAGATAATCTCTAGAGAGTCATCTCCAGTTTCTTGCTTTGCAATATTTAAAAGCATATCTTGAATATCGTTTGAAAAAAATGTTATTCTGTAATCTCTGGTACACTCTTTTACATAGTTAAAACCATTTTGATCATTTATCTTTTCTAAGACACTTTCTTTAATTTTAGCAAAAGTCTCTTCATCAAAAAAATTAGTTTTGTATATAGACTTCATTATGGTGTGGATCGTCCTTCGCCTTTTGGATTTCTTCCAGAAACTGTTGATGTGCTATCAGAATTGTTGTTTGTTCGCTCTGCATCTCTTTGTCGGTTTGCTGTTGCATCTGCTGCTTGTTGAGGCTTTAACTCTAGTGGCTGATCGCCTCCTGGACGCATTGGCATACCGAGTTGCTCTCTTGCCTCATTAGGAACAATAATCTGATTCTTAACATAGCGCTCAAGAATTTGAGACTGAGTAATTTCGTCTGTAAGTGTAAGTTCGTTAAACTTAAATTCAAGAATGTCAGTCTTTTCACGAATAATTTTATTGATATGTTTTTCAAGTTGTCTTTGTGATGGTCTTGCAACTTGCTCTTTAAAAGTTCTATCTTGTGCAAGTGCAGAAGCAATTGAAGAAGAATCTCCTCCTCCAAGTTTTGAAAGAGGAACCTGATGTGCTACAAGAATGTCATCACGATTTTGTTTACGATATTCTTTAAAAGATCCTTCCTGTATTCCAGACTCAATTGGCTCCATCTTAAATTCAACCTTATTTGTGTCTGAATCTGGAGGAAGTGGAATATAAAGAGTTCTATGATTTTGCCCTTTAAGACCAGTCTGCAAGAAACGGAACATCTTGTCCTCAGCCTCTGCTGAAAGTTTTGCACCCTTTAGCGTTACAACATATCTTGGAACAGCCTTATTACTAAAGTAGTCAATGTTGTATTGTGATGCAAGAGCATCCCCATAAAGAGAATTAATTGCTGAAATAATATCTGGTACACCATAAAAGGTGTTTAGTGGTGAGTATTGTTTAAAATGAATAATTTCATTTGGTCGTGGATCGGTTCCCAAAGGATTTGGGTTAGATGCTCCAAAATTACGGAAGTAAACAACCTTATTTCCAATAACCTGAACAAAGCCATCACGTAGTCTTCGAACACGAACTGTCGTGGCTGGAATATGACCTACATATCCAATATCTCCCTTTACAGTTCTACCAACTTCCACATAAGCATTTCCAGTTGCCTGTAGATCTGTATAAATCTTTTCCATTGTTGAAGTAAATGAATCATCGCTATTCAAACTTTCAAGCCAGTCACGAACTTCGATCTTTGCTCTTTCAATTCTTTTTCTTGCTCTGTCTGTTGCAGCAGCATCTGTTGATGCCTCTAGTTTAAGCATTGTTCTTGCAGATACTTCAAAATCATAACCTAGACCAACGATATTTTCTACCTTAGCATCAATCGCAGCATGGTTAGCAAAAGATGTATCGTAGTAGTTTGCTAATTCATACAGGTTCCATGGGGGAGTAATAACATCAAATAAACCATAACCATTACGGTAGATAAGTCCTGGGTTAATTTCTTTTGATGCTGCTCCATTAATACCAGTACTAATTGCCATTGCGCTGTCCATATAAGCAGGTGTTGCATCTGCTTTTGACATTCTTTGTGCACGACGTTTAAAATTATTATCTAAGCCACTAAGAGTTTTTAGATCATCCCAGTCTTTATTAAATGGATCTTGTTTTGCAAAAGTATCATCTGCCTTTGGCAGTTCGTCAATTCTTGCACCAATTCTATATTCCATCTCTTCGCTCATTACTCATCACTTCCATACTTGTTAAATGTGTCTTGAGCAGCCTTCCAAGCACCAAGGTCATTCATTGATGGAATAAGTCCTTCTGCAAGTCTTTCCTTTTGCTCAGAATACTCTTCTTCTGAAATTCTTGTTAGCCCTGGGACAAATATGCAATTGCCATCTCCTGGATCACCATAGTAAATTGCTGCTTCACGTAACTTTGCAATTTGTGATATATCGCCCTTCATTGACTCAATATTTAAAACTGACCCAGTGCCATCTGTGAACCACTTTCCATTAGCCTTTTTGTATACGTAAAGACCCCAATCATAGTGCTTTTCAATAATCTTTGCACGGGATTCTCCTACCTGCCCTTTCATTTTGGGAAGTGGCTTTTTACCTTTTTTGTTTGGATTTTCTAGATTCATAACCATAAGTATACCATATTAAACTGGATCGACTACGACTTGGCTCCAACTAATATCCGAATACCCAGTATATTTATAGTTTCCAAACCTTAAAACCTTGCTATCATCCACTATTATTTTATTAGTTCCCGTATAACTCTTATAGACTTCTGACGGGTTTACACCATAGTAACTTGTTTCAGATAAAACAAGCACTTTATTCCAGTTAAATGAGCCAGTATTCCAGAATTTCCAATCCAAATCTGTAGAATTAAGGACTTTAACCCTGAACCATGGCCTTTCAGATACGTTCTGTACCTCCTGAAGGTTTGTTGACTGATAGAAGGATATATTATTGAATAGGAGTGGACCAGTTAGTCTAATTGCCCCCTCAAAATATGAGAAGTCTAGACTATCTGAAAAACTAATTCCTAGAAATCCCCAATCTTGTAAAGTCACGACTGGCTCTTTTTCAATTTTTCCATTCCAGTAAAAT